GGCCCCGCAAGGGGCCCCGGGCGTAGTGCTTGGTGCCTTTGCCTGCAGTGCAGGTTTAGGCAAAGTCAGCGGGATTTACCCGCTGGAACCAGAGGAGTTGTTGCCGTTGGGACTAGTAACGAAGAAAAGGAGCGTACCGGCACCGCCGATGCGCTACTCCTTCGATAGCTGGAACTGGGATTCAGTCGGCAAGAAGTGGTATGGGGGAACCCATATCGCTGATCGCGACTGGCTCTGGCCAGCAAATCTCAACGGGAAGCAGGTGACTGCTTCGGAGAACCACCCCACCTGGCGAAAGCGTTCGCGCGATCGTTTTGGTGGGGACATTGGAGGCGAATTCCGTACTGAGAAACTCTGGGTGGCTTCACAGCCTAACCTGGTGAACCTCAGTGCGAACTTGTATCTCTCGGGGAATCTGAACAGTAAGGCCCGTTACGACGGACCCTGCTGGGCGGTTAACCCGGGGGACGCAGGTTTAAAGATCCCGGTTGCACCGGAGAGCAGCGATGCTCTCCTTAACAACTTGGGGACGTCGGCAATTGCCGACTCTAAGCCTACCAATAGCATCGCCGATTTGGCAACCTTTCTCGGAGAACTTTACCGAGAGGGTGTACCCCGAGCAATCGGGGCATCCACTTGGCGGAACCAGACAGACGTCGCCCGTAAAACGGCTGGCGACTTTCTATCCGTTGAGTTTGGTTACAAACCCATCGTGAGCGATATACTAGACTTCGCTCACGCCGTTCTCGATTTCGATACTGCTCTCAAGCAGTACGAAAGAGATTCCGGAAAAGTGGTTCGGCGTATGCGGGAACTCCCAACGGAAACTGGGGGCTCATCCTCCATCTTTAAAGCTGGTGTGTCTCCCGTACTGGGATCAACACATACAGCCTTTGATGGAGACGGCCCCAAGTTAGGGCGTGTTACGTTGACCGATGTTTGGTCACGTCGTCGTTGGTTCTCAGGAGCCTTTACCTACCATCTACCATACGCATATCAGTCGCGTTGGAATGTTGGTAGGCTTGCTGACAAAGCAAGTGTGATCCTGGGAACTGATTTGACGCCAGAACTGATCTGGAACTTAACGCCCTGGAGCTGGGCCATTGATTGGGTGTCAAACGCTGGGGACGTGTTGTCAAACGTCTCTAGCATGATGTCCGACGGCCTGGTGTTGAGATACGGATACATGATGGAACACTCGTTCCGGACTTACACGTATTCTTTTGACGGCCCCACTTGGTATCGTGGGGGAACCGTCTCACCTGTTCCTCTAATCATCTCTCACGAGGTGAAGAAGAGGGTGCAGGCAACACCCTTCGGGTTCGGTCTTACCTGGGAGGGCTTCACAGCCCGCCAGTTGGCCATCATCACCGCGCTCGGAATTACTCGAGCGAAGTGATGGGTGCCTTGTACCTCGCCAAAACGCCATCGGGATCACCAGCAATGGTGCTCCTAGGAGTGATGCCTATGTCGTTTGCAGATCCTCAGACCATTACAATCGCTCCGGCAGCCGCTCTGTCTCTGCCGCGCACGCAAACTGCGGACGCGGAAGGGAACCCGAGCGTCTATCGGAGTGCCGATGGTCTCACCGAAATGATCGTCTCGCATGAGAATGCGAAGAAGGGTCGGATTCGGCGACTCGTGAAGATCTCTGTGGCCAAGATGGCCCCGGACCCGTACCGCAACACAGAGAACCGCCGTGTGTCTATGTCGACACACGTCGTTTTCGATGTGGAGGACGGGTTCTCCGGGGCCGAGCAGAAGGCGGTTTGGGATGGCTTCATCGCCACCCTGAATGCCAGCTCAGGCCTCCTGATCACCAAGGTTATCGCGGGCGAGTCGTAAGGCTCGTCAGCTTTGACCTGGGATGACCAGGGCCTACAAAGACCAGAGAGGAGGAGAATATGGGGTCGTCGCGCAAGCGATAACCCCTCTCGTCCTCGGGGCGACCGGGTAGTTCCCGGTCGCAGACGGTCCGACTACGATCCCCGACTCACGGCTAGCCGGAAGGCTGTCGTTACGTTGGTGATTGTGGTGGATTCGTTGTACTTTGCAGGCCAGTTGCTTTTCGGAGGGCACGGTTCGTGCCTATAGAAAGGCAAGCAGACAAGACTGATACTCTCGTCATCTGGGCTGCCGCACCCGGTCAAACCGGTTTGCGGGGCTTGTTGCAGATTTCCGTTTGGGTTCGGCGCGAGCCGAGTCCTGCGGAACATGCGGCATTTCAGCTCCTCCTCGAGGCTGTAAAACGCCTTAAGGAGTGCCCATCTCAGAACGAAGTATCTTAACTAACCGCAGTTCTATAAATCCAAGGAGACTGTAATGGACAGTGATCTGAGTTACTTCGGGGTGAGCTTCGCCCCCGAGTGGACGTCGCAAAACGTTCACTTGGCGGTTGTGCTCATCTGGAAGCACGGCTTGGATGAGGCAGTTACGTTGCTCCTCACGGAGTACGGTCTGCCCACCACGCCGGAACAGGTCAATGCCCTGAACAGGCTCTTCCTCCTCTCTGGGTTTAACACCCCCAGAAGGCGTTAGAGTTCTCCTTGGTTTGATCTGTAGTTAGTCGTTGACTCAGGCTGAGGTTGCAAACCCCCTATCATGGAGGAGAGCATTAAACCGTGCCTGATCTCACTCTGGTCCTGCACCGCCAACGAATTGGCGGTGCGATGTAGCACTAGCGCCCTACGTGACATAACAACTGTCACGCAGCGGTTTGAACACGAGGGGTTGTCCTTTCTCGGGATAACTCTGGCGGACTTTGGTAAGTCGCTCCAAAGGTGGCTCGATCAAGGTTTCGTCGTTCCCTCGGATGCTCCAGCCTTCAAGCTGAAGCGTCCTACGTGTCTCCCGGCATTCCTGTCAGGTTTCACTGAACGCGTGTTCAATCCGACTAATGGTGTTCTTCTGGAGAACCCCGACGTCGCAGCAATCTATGCTCTCCGTCAGCTCACGCTGGCGTTTAGCAAGATAGCTCTTCCAGATTCCACCCGTCAAGGTGGGTCTCGCCATGTAACAAAGGCGCGTGAAGAGCTGGCGATGAAGGAGTATCTCCAGTGTGAGAAGGATGTACGTGAGAACGACGCACTCTTGGACCCTCAGTACTTGAGGGATTTCGAGAGGATGTCGGACTTGCTGTTCGGTGACATGCTGAACCTAGTCGATAGCGATATCGAGTGGGGTCGGCTTGTCCCTAAGCACGGTCCAGGCGCTGTCGCAGACAAACTAAGCAGCAATGCGAAGTGGAATCTGCGAACCTGGACTGCACGCCTCCAGCGGGCTCACATGCCCGCAGAGGAGTTCTTGTACCATAACCGCGTAGAATATATGCGGGGACGGTGCAATGAACTTACTATTCTCGAACCCGGCGCGGAGACACCTGTGAAGGTTGTCACCGTACCTAAGACGCTCAAAACACCCCGAATAATAGCTGAGGAGCCGAGCTGGATGCAGTATGCCCAGCAGGCTCTTTCACTATCACTTCGTGATGCGATTAAACAGGATAGCTTCCTGTCTCGCATAATCGGAATTGAGGACCAGACTCCTAACCAGGAGTTGGCCCGTCTTGGATCCCTCAGCGGGGATCTGGCCACGCTAGATCTTAGCGAGGCTTCCGATCGTGTTTCGAATCAGCATGTAAGAGCCCTTCTCGCTGGGCAGCCGTCTTTGCTAGCGGCAGTCCAAGCGTGTCGGTCTCTGAAGGCTGACGTACCTGGCCACGGAGTGATCCGTTTAGCCAAGTTTGCGTCTATGGGTTCAGCTCTCACGTTTCCCATTGAGGGCATGGTCTTCGCGACCATGATCTTTCTTGGGATCGAGCGGGAGCTAAGCACACCGTTTAGTTCTCGTGCGGATCTTATCCGTTACGAGAATGTGGTGCGTGTCTTTGGGGACGATCTGATTGTCCCTCGAGACTTTGTGCTGAGCGTGATCGATGAACTGAGCACCTTTGGGTGCAAAGTAAACATCAACAAGAGTTTCTGGACCGGAAGGTTCAGGGAATCTTGTGGCAAGGAGTGGTACGACGGCCAAGACGTTAGTATAGTCAAGGTTCGTCGTGTACTCCCTGGATCACGACAGGACGCGGACGGCGTGATCGCCGCTGTCTCGCTGCGTAACCTCGCCTACTGGGCGGGATTGTGGCAGACGGCGGCGTGGCTGGATAACCACTTACGGGGGCTCCTTAGGGAGTACCCGAATGTTGGGCCAGACACGTCGTTGCTTGGGCGTGAATCGGTGCTGGGATACCAGTTCCAGCGTCTTGATTCATCTAACCAAAGCCCCTTAGCTAGGGGCTACAAGAAGGTTAGCAAGCCTCCTCGGGATCACCTCGAGGGGCCTGGAGCCCTGCTCAAGTGCCTCAGTTCGAAGCCATGGGGCGACACCCGTCTAGGGTGGCGACCCCGTAGTGGCCCAGACGTCAGCGTTGCAAGCGTTGATGATGAGCACCTGGAGCGTTCTGGACGCCCCGAGCGCGTCTACATCAAGCTCGGGTGGGCTAGACCCTATTAGGGTCTAGGGGGTGGTACTTCGGTATCCCCTGCAGGAGGTGAACGAGAGTTCTCCTCTGCACCTACCACAGGACCAGGATATGTACCTGGACCCAAAGGTGGGGCAATCCGGAAATCCCAAAAGTCCTTGACGGGACTCTAGGGTGTTTTCCAGGGAGATG